AGTCTGTTGCCGCTCTCGCTAGAAGATACGATCGAGCGTCTGAACAAGCCGTCACAGTCATTGGCGATTCGCCAAATACTGGATGCATTGGACTTCCAGACTTCAGCCGAGATCTCCTCCTTCATCAAGAACGAGCCCACCAAGAAGCCCGCCCGAATCATCAGTGGATTTGCCGACATCCGATTCATCATCCAACTATCCCGTTACACCTTCGTGTTTAACGATGCCGTCATGAAATCCGACGTCAACAAGTACTACTGCTTCCCGGGTCGCAACTGCAAGGAAGTCGAGGATGGAGTTCTGCAATTCGTCGCAGATTGTGGCGGTCTCGTGAGTGAGACTGACTACTCGAACATGGATGGCACAGTGTCAGAGTGGCAACAACTCAACATCGCCCAAGCCTGCATGCTGCGCACGTTCCATCATGACCATCACCCCGAGATTCGACACCTCATGCACAGTATCATTCACTGCCCCGCCAAGAGCAAGAAGTTCGGGTTCGCCTACGAACCCGGTGTCGGAGTCAAGAGTGGATCACCGACGACTACACAACACAACACAATCTACAACAGCTGTATCGAAGCGATTGCCATCAAGATGACACTTCCCAACGTCACCATGGATGAGGCATTGCACATGATCGGCCCGAAATTCGGTGACGATGGATTGGTCGAGACCAGGTTCGCAACACGCGTAGCCCGGGTCGCCAAGTCCTTCGGCATGGATATCAAGGTCGAGCATTACGATTACGCTAATGGTTTGAGTTTCCTCGGTCGTGTCTACATTGACCCAATGTCCACCAGCACGAACATCGCCGACCCTCTACGCACACTTGCCAAGTTACACCTCACCACCAGGGACCCAAGCATTCCAATCGCCGACGCCGCCACCGACCGTGTTGAAGGCTACCTCGTCACTGATAAGCTCACGCCCATCATCAGTGAGTATTGCCAAATGATCAAACGAGTGTATGCCCCCACCGCAAACGTTACCGAGGTGCGAGAGACACGGAAGTCACACAATCGAGAGAAGCCGTACTGGCTCACCGAAGGTGGTGGTGCATGGTCCCAGCTTGACACGGATAGACCAACCATGGTTGACGTCATCGCCCGTCGATGCGGTTTCACGGTTACCCAAGTGAACCACATGGATGAGAAGTTTCGTAGTATGCAGGTGCTCGAGGAATTCGAACCGCTCGATGCAACCGCTGCCAAGCCTCTCGTTACCATCGACGCCGAAGGCTTTGTGCCTGACGTCGTGAGCCAGTCGTTTACCAAGCACGATGCAAACGTCAAAGATCGCGCTCGTAGCAGCGTCACCCGACGCACAACGCCGCGCACTCCAGCCCCTGTTCCAACTGGACTACCACGACGCACCTCCGAACGTCAAGAAGGACCTCGACAACCTAATGGCATGCGCCAACAAGGCTCTCGCCACCTTCGACCGGATGGTGTGGTCACAACTGGAGAAGCCCAGCGTAAGGAACTACCTGACGCGCCAACAAACGACACAACCACAGCCGGAACGCCCGGTGCGCAGCTGCGACCAAGTCGTCAAGACAAGGTCCAGCCCCGAACCGGAATGGCACGACGCACCCGC